CCTCTAAAGGTCTTAAATTAGGTATAACAACTTTTTTTATACCATTAGAATCAGCTAAAAGCCCACCTAAATTATTTTGAGATACTCTTAGATAATCAAACATAATAGATGCTACAATTTCTGAATATTTTCCAGTATAACTTTGAGTAACTCTTTGTTGGTCAGAAAACATTAATTCATCAGCAACAAAATGAAGAATATATGACTCATTACTTTGATTAGAATTAGCTCTATCTGTTTGTTTGTAAATACGAAATGCTTTTTTATAAGAAGCTATTTCTGAATCTTCATCTTTTGCTATTTCAATAAGAAGAGACTCTGAACCATCAAGTGCTAATTTATTTGTGAGTCCAAGAGAATCACTAATAAGAATTGTTCCATTAACTACAGGTAAAAATAATGAATCAAAAATATTAATCTCTTCAAAGATTTTCTTTATATCAAGTTTTGCCCCATTCTTTGTAACAATTGCAACTTCTTTAATAAAAAATTGTAAAGGGTTAGTAACAGATATTTCACTCATTCTTCAATAACTCTTTTAAATTCTTTTTCAAGTTCAGTAACGAATTGAGATTGTAATAAATTAATCTCTCTCTTGCCCTCATTTAATCCATCTTCATAGTCAAAGTATGTAGTTTTTAATTTTGTAATAGCCTGTGATGTTTTAGAACCATCAGATAATGTGTAGACTACTGTTGATGCACCTAAAGCCGCATAAGTGGTTGCATCTATTTCAATTTGTTCTTTTATTACAGTTCCATCTGCTTGATTAGTTCTTGTAATAACTTTATAATAAGCTTGAGTATTATGTATATCTCTAGCCCATTGTATTCCAGTTTGAACAGTTGTGTTAGCTGCACCTTGAGCTGTATACTTGTCGCCAATATAACTAATCAATTGGTCTGACTGTAAAGGCCAATCAAATTGTGGGTCTATGATATCATTAAAATTTAATACAATCCAATGTCTTTCAGAATGACCATAATATTTGTGTGCAATAATTTCAGGTGTGTCACTATCTTTTATAGCGTATTTGTAGAAAGCATTTTCATTTTCTTTTAGTTTCTTTTCAAAAGAAAATCTAGCAATAATATTAGTAGCAGTATCAACACTACCAGATGCGGTATTACTTGTATATGGTGTTATAGGAAAGAAATTAAAATATTTTGCCATTATTTGGTTCCATCTGAGTTTGGGTTTCTTAAATCATTTTTAGTAAGAATATTTGTTTCACTAAAGTTTAGTGTCAGTTGAACGCCAACTGGCATACCTGTACGACCAAGCTTTGCAATATTTTCACCAGGCACTTCATAGAACGAAGCGCCGTTGGGTGCATAATTTACATCAATTGTTTCTAATACACAACCTTCAGCAATTTGTGGAATATTTGGGTTTTCACCTGCACCATAATAGAACTTGATATCAAATTCTGATGGTGGAGTTAATGTTCCTCCTTGACTACGATTCTCGCCGCCGTCTCCGCCCATTGATGGCGCTTGGTGATATTTAAATCTATCTAATATGTTTTGAACTTCCAATGCCTCTGTTTCATCTCTAGGATAAAAGAAGAAATCAAATTGAAATTTTCTGAAATTAGGAGCTGAATATGCCATTTCTAACATTGGATTTTGTATTTGACCTAATATTGCGAGTGACATTCCCGAACCTTCACCTGTAGCATTAATTGCGGTAACTGCTCCTTGTTTAGTTAAATCTGAGGCAGCTGCAGCAGTTGCTTTTAGTGAAGCATCAAATTTTGAAGCTCCAGCATCTCTTGATTTCTGAAATTCTTCTACTGCTGCCCGACCCGCTTTTAGTACAGTTCCTGCTGCGCCTTTTCCCATTGAAATTGAACTATATGATTGTGTGTGATTATACATTAATGTATCTGGCATATATAATGCAACAGCTTCTGTTGTGCGTTTGGTGGTGTTTATAAATCGACTATTTGTTATTTTTTTAATACTTGTATCTAATAATTTAGTTGTTGTCTGAGAATTGCCTTTGAGAATATTAGTTTGGCCAAATATATTACCTAATCCGCCTTTCACTCTAGAGCCTAAATCTCCAATTGAAGAAGGAACACTATCAAAACCACCCATGCCGCCCATTGAAGAAATCTTTGAAGTAAAACTGCTGCTCATATTTCCAGCTGCTGATTTTATTTGATTAGTGCCACTTGTTAGTTTTGAAGTTAGTTCACTTCCAGTTCTTATGTTCCAATATTGTTCAGACCCCGCCGACATACTAGGAAAGTCAGTACCACTTCCCTCATCTGGACCACCTGTCATGCCATTTCCTTTAACAATTGTATCTTTATTTTGTTCACGAACATAAAATACCATGTAATGGCCTTTATCAAAGGCACCTACATCTGTTGGATATCTAAAAGTATTTCTTTCATATGCCGTGCCTTCTAAAGCAGCTAAAGGACCAAAACCAGTTCGGTCATTATTATTAAATTTAATATCGCCAAAGCCAAAAAGTGACATATTTTTATCCGTTTATAGTTATAACTAGCATAAGTAGTATTTATGCCTTATTCTGGAAAATTTACTCCTAAAAATCCAAGTAAATATAGAGGTGACCCTACTAATATTATTTATCGCTCTAGTTGGGAACGCCGTGTTATGAACTACTTAGATAATGAGAAAAAATGTGTGTGGTGGTCTAGTGAAGAACTAGTCGTACCATATCGCTCACCTGTGGACCAAAAATCTCATCGTTATTTTCCTGACTTTGTTTGTCGTATGTTACAGAAGAATGGTAAACAGAAGACTTTAGTGTTAGAAGTTAAGCCTGAAAAGCAAACAAAAGCCCCTACTCAGAAAAGAAAAACTAAATCATTCATATCTGAATCAATCACATATGCTATCAATCAAGAGAAATGGAGAGCCGCAGATTTGTTCTGTCGTGAACATGGTTGGCAATTTATGCTAGTAACTGAAAAAGACTTAGGCATTTGATATAAATAGATAATGCCTTACTTATTAGATAGAATTAAAGAATCGTTAGCAAAAGAGGGAATAGAACCTCGAACAGCTACAGCTCGTGATTGGTTAAAAGCCAAGATACAAAACTTGTCTGTCGATGCTAATACTTTAATGCAAGATAAAGATAGTTTAAAAGATTCTACTATTATTGGTAAAATGTATTTTTATTATTATGACCCTAAAACTAAAGAGAAACTACAATATTATGATAGATTTCCTCTGGTCATTCCAGTCGAAGAATATAAAGATGGTTTTTTAGGATTGAATTTGCATTATATCCATCCAAAGAATAGAGTTATTTTATTAGATAAGTTAAGTGAAACACTAAGCAATAATATGTATGATGAAAAAACTAAATTTAGAGTAAGTTACAATTTTTTAAAAAGTGCCTCAAAAGCATTTGAAGCAACACCATGTATAAAAAGATACCTATTTAACCATGTAAAATCAAGGTTCTTACAAATTAATGCTGACGAGTGGGATATTGCTGCATTACTACCAGTTGAAGACTTTAAAGGTGCTTCAACAAGCCAAGTTTATAACGATTCAAGGAACAAATTTTAATGTCATTCTCACCTAATATGTTTATATCAAATATTCACGGTAAAGACGGTTTAGCAAAACCAAATCGATTCGAAGTTGTCTTACCTATTCCACCAGTTATTGCTAATCATATAGGCAATTCAATTATTGAAAAGATATTGAATTTTCCTAATTCAGTGTTTAGTGATGTATCAGAAGCAATTAATGGCGCTTTAGGTCAAGCGCCTGCGGATGGATTCTCAAGAACAGGTAATGCTGCTATTTCTAGATATTTAGCACTACAATGTGAGGCTGCTGAATTACCTGGTAGAACACTTGCTACTGCTGATGTTAAGATTTATGGTCCAACATTTAAAGTTCCATATCAATCTATGTATGGTGATATGAATTTAACATTTTTATGTACGAATGATTTCTATGAAAGAAAACTATTTGATAGGTGGATGGACTCAATTCATCCATCAGATACAAACAACACTAGATTTCCCAAAGGAGAAAATTCTCGTTATATGTGTAATATAAAAGTTATACAATATGATGAGTTTATTAAACGAGTCTATGCAGTTGAATTGTTAGATGCTTTTCCAGTTGGAATTGCACCACAAACAGTCAACTGGTCAGATGATAATTTCCATCGATTATCTGTGCAATTTGCATATCAAAAATATAGAGTAGTCTATGATGGTGGTTATGATTTAGGCCAAGCAGCTGCATCATTATTTGGTTCTGCTGCTA